CCTCGGTACCTTCTTTGTCTTTTCTTTTACCAAGATAGATGATTGATGAGGCTGCGTATTTTAAACCACTACCACCGCCCATTTCTTTTTGAGGGAACATTGAACCTATGACATCATATGTGTGGTTGGTCATAATCATTGGTATATTTGCTTTACCAAGTTTCAATGTTAATACTCTAAATGTTGACTTGACTATTTGTGATCTAGTCATATCTCTTGTTTCTTTACCAGCGGCAGTATCTTCCATTTCTTTTGTAGTCGATAACATACCTAAACTGTCTAGTACAAACATCAAAGGTTTTCTAGTCTTCTCTGCTTGTTCTATATACTTGTCTAATATTTTTATTGATTGACTTCTAAATTCTTGTACTGTGGCAACTGGCACGATAACCATTCTTTTAGAATCAATACCTCTACTCTCAATCATTTCTTTTGAGATGGCACTTTCTGATTCAAAGTAAATAATACCTGCATCAGGATCCTTATCTAAAAATGCTTTACATATACCTAGTGCGAAAAATGTTTTACCTGTTGCGGCTTCACCAGCGATTGCTGTAATCTTGTTTCCTGGCATACCACCATAGATACTACCAGATAGTAATGCGTTGAAAGAATATGAACCAGTGTCTATAAAACTTGTTACATCAGCACTGTCAATACCATCACTTACTAAACCAGCATATTCGTTGCCAGTTTCTTTAATTATATCTTTTAAAAAATCACTCATTTCAATTCCTCCATAAATTATTGTTCTTATTATATATCATTCTTCTTAAAATGTCAAGTCTTAAAGTCGGTGTCATTGTCCATTTCTTTATCATAATATAGTGTTGGTAAGTGTGGTTTAGTCTCACCCTCAATTCTTAATTTTGGATCCACTGGTACATAACCTTTTCTAGGCTCTTCATAGTCTTCAGGTTGTACTCTTGTCCATAATATTTCTTTTAACTTCTCTAACGAAACCATACCAAAGTCATTATATACTCTGTTTTGAAATCTATCAGCCATGTGATAAATTAGTTCTTTGTTATATGCTATCTTTCTTTGATAGTCGTAATACTCTTTTAGTTCTTCGTATTTCGTTTTTGGTATTGCCATAGAAATATTTATTATTTCTTTAACGCAACAATACCAACGAAATTAAAGTTCTGCCAAAAAGTATGTATTTCAAAGCCAGCATCTTGTACCATTTTATACAATTCAGTTTTTGTATTTGGTTTCATCATGTGTCTTAAAGTTACTTCTTTGTCAAGTATTTCTTTATCAGAAAAGTGTTGTCTTTTATAATCGTAAAACATAAAGGTCATCATGTCTTGTACCCTTGGATTACAACTAAAAGTTTTTTCTGAAAAGATAAACGCACCACCTGTGTTAAGACCTTTGTAGATTTTATTAATAATCTCTTGTCTGTCTTTAGGTGACATAAATTGTAAAGTAAATATAGAAGTAACCAAAGAACAGTTTTGAAAATCAAACTCTCTTACATCACCTCTGAAATAATTTAGTTGATGATACTTCTCCTCGTCATGTGGATAGTCACCAAAAAAATCTTCTTCTATTTCTATACCTGTATATTGTGCGTGAGGAATATTCTTATTGTTTTGATCTATCATGCCTTTTAATAGTTTACCTGATGAACAACCCATATCAACAACTTGTGTATAGTCTTCTACAAAGTATTTTGATAGGTTAAGTATATCGCCCCATAAGTGACTATAACCACGAACAGATTTATCTATGTGATTATCGAAGCCTTCTTTACTTGTAGCAAAAGTAAATTTAGTCATTGTTTAACTCCTTGTATGGCTTTAACACTTTGTTATATACACTCTCTGCGAGAGCCTTCATCATTAACGGTGGAACCATACGACCTATCCGTTCTGATTGTTGTTTATGTTTACCTGTCAATTTAAAGTCTTCAGGTAATGACATAATTCTTTTCAATTCTTTTATAGTAAACTTTCTATTATCTAGTGGGTGACAAGTACCAGCAACACCTGGTAAATTACCCATCGCAGTAATTGTTGGACAAGGTTTTCTTAAACTACTTCTCTTTAAATTAAAGTGATGACCTTTCTCGTGGTAATCCATACCTGTTAATACTTTGTCAGGATCAAGTGGCATTTTTGCCAATGTTTTACCAACAGCCTTTTCTGGACCTAGAGCATCTCTCAAAAGTTTTAGTTCTTCTTCATCTGTGTTTGTAATATCACTAATCGCTTCACCAAGTGTAGTTCTAAAATCATTCTTATCAGGATACAATTGATACATAGTCATAAAGTTTATACCAACTTTCTCAGCAACATCTTCTCTTACACCTATGAAGAAACATCTTTTACGAGATTGTGGTACACCAAAATAACTTGAGTCTAATACATCAGCAACTATATGATAACCAATTGCTTCAAATGTATTTTGTATCTTGTGAAAATACTCTTTGGCTTCACCCATTGTCAAACCTTCAACATTCTCACCAATAATAACTTTTGGTTTTATATCTTTAGCCACTCTTAAAAATTCAAAGAATAAATCTTCGACATTCTCTACACCTTCTATATCTGAATACTTTTTCTTTTTACCAAACGCATCTTCATGTGTATTACCCTTACCATGTGATACTGAACCCGCCATACTGAACGCTGAACAAGGAGGAGAGCCATCTAATAAGTCTAACTCACCAACTTTAATCCCAGCCTGTTCCATAAGAAACGTGCCTGTCAATTTTTTAATATCGCCTGGCACAATTGTAGTGTCAGGATAGTTTTCTTTATAAGTGTTTTGCGCCTCTGGTACAAATTCATTGATCGCTAGTATCTTACCACCAGCCAATCTATAACCAGTTGATGAACCACCACCACCAGCGAAAGTTGATAACACATTGAATAGTGATCTTTTCTCACTATCTAATGTATCTTGTAAAGTATATCTTTTATAATTGTTCATTATTCCATTTTATTAGTAGCCATATGACAAAACTATACCCTAGTATAACATATAATAAGACTAATGTCAAGTGTAAGATCAAACTTCATTCCCCCAACTTGTCCAACCAGGTCTTGTTCTTCTCGCAAATAGTTCAATATAAGGTCCTGGTAACATCTTCTCAATATGGTCATATACTATATCTGGTTTTCTACTGTGTTCTCGTCTTTGATCAACCACTAATTGTGGTATACTCTTATTTAGCCTTTTAGGTTTACCCCTTGTAGCGAGTAAACACATTTCTGGATTACCTCTAGTCCAGTAACCTAGACCCGTAAAGAAACCCATTTTAGTTCGATTCGTTTTCGCCCATGTAAAACCTACTGTCTTATACTTAAAACCCCAGGCGTCTATAACCTTAAACGCCTGGTCTAATAGTGGATCAACTACCCACATTAAAAGGACTGCATCGTCCTTAGCAAGGTCACCAACAGGTAACCGAATAATGTCAGTGAGAGACATACAAGGATAATGTCTTTCAGGACTTTTATCCTTTCCTTTGTTACTAAACGTTTTAAAATACCAAGGTGGGTCAGCATATATTACTCCATGTTTTTTGTTTGTGTTAAATTCCATAAGTTAAAAAAAAATATCTTATCAATAAAATTATTATTAAAAATCTAGGTATAGTCCAATCTGTTTTTATCGCAAGAAGATTACCAGTGGCGAATCCCCAATGTGCGCAGATTATTGCTATGAAAAAACTAGACAAAGAAGTCCTCCAAACTAGCTGTCTTCTCGGTAGACCAACCAATAGAATTAAGTATAAAACTCATAGGGTCTACAAATGTTTTTTCAAACATTATATCATAGTCGATATAATCTTGTAGTTTAAATTCACTAGGTAGTTTAGATACATAACTTATTACATCAAACTTAAATGGATTAGCTTCTTTTAGTTTTAGAAATTTAATCTTATCACCTTCTTGTATTATTGGATACTTTCTATGTAACTTGAATTGTTTTAATTGATGATTATATATTAACGCACCTTTAACATGAATAGGTGTTCCCTTAATAAAGATATTACTACCATGCATATATTTCTTTAAGTTATTACAAGACCTTGGAAAAGATATTTGTTCTGCTGTCATTTGATAAAACTCGTTCTTAAATTCTGCGATAAACTTTTGTAGTGTATCTTCGTCTTTAGTCATTATAAGTTTGATAGCTTCTTTAATCTTTCCTCTACAAACTTCAGGTGTAGATGACTTCACAGCCTCAATACCCATAATCTTTAGTTTAGGTTCTTCAAATGTAATACCTTCTTCGTCTAATACATTTAACATATATCTTTTTTTCGCAGTCCATATACCTTTGTCAGCGATCACTTCTCTTTTCATAACCATTTTTTGACTAATGGCGTTTGTGTATTCAGCAAGTTCTGCGAAACACTTATCTATAAAAGGTTCTATTCTACTATTAACAACTTTGTTTAAAAACTTTAATGTATCAGCTTTTGATTTATCTTTACAAGTTGCTTCAACTAGTTTATCTAACGTAAGATAAATTGAATCTGTATCTGACGCAACAATATAATCAACCTTATCGTGTGTCTTTAATATCTTATTCATATATTCATTTACATTCTTTTCAATAAATCTAATTACAAATTGACCAGATGATGTAATAGCAGTTGCTTGTCTTACATCATAATATCTAAAGTATTGATTACCAATAGCACCATAAGCCGAGTTAAGAGCAATCTTCTTTGCCCATTGTATATTATGACAACGTGATATTTCTTTTGCTGTCTTTGGGTCTTTTGTTTTTTGATATTCTTTCTTTGCTTGAAACGCAAGAGTTTTAAACTTAACTCTATCATTATACATACTTTCCATAAGTCTAGGTAGAAACCCTGGACTATCTGTTTTAAACATAGCACCATTTGGTGTAATACAGGCGCCTTCAGTTTTTAGATGCGTCAACGGTGTCGCATGATTTAACAATCTATCAACTGAAATGCCTGATGGTTTTACACCAATGATTTTTTCTGGTGAGATATTATACTGCATAATTAAATGTGGATATAGAGAATTTATATCGAAAGAAACAATCCAGTTATGCATACCAGTGATTGGGTCTTTTACATAAGCACCTTCGTACTTATCTTCTTTAATATTATCTTCCTTTGGTGGTATCATAATATTATCTTTTTTTAGATAATTGTAAATTAACATATCCCACATTCTTACTTGTGAGAATACATCTGTATAATTTACTTTAGCTTCATACGCCATAGTTAAGACTAGTTCAATTAGTTTTAGTTTATCTTCTAAACCATCAACTATCTCAACGTCTTTAATGTTGTAATCAATAAATGATTGATAGTCTTTTGTATACCAATCTCTAAATGTATCATAAGGGTTTTCATCTTTTTGTAAACCAAGTTCTACTTTACCAATGTAATCAAGTTTATAACTCTCTTGTTTTGTTGGTATAAATTTTTGATATAAGTCCAAGTAATCTAACATAGATATACCAAAGATTTTATAATGAGTTTGTGGTCTGCCTCTTACGATTATGGTTTCTCTTTCAACTAAATTCCATGGTGAAAATCTTTTTAATACTTTTTCATCTACTAGGGTTCTAATACGATTAAACAAATAAGGTATATCAAAAAACTTTGTATTCCAACCAGTGATAACATCTGGATAGTTCTTAATCCAAAACTTCATAAACTCCATAATCAAAGACTTCTCATTGTTACATTTGATATAAGTTACATCAGTTCTATCTGTTTTAAATTCACCTATACCCCAAGTTATGATTTGTTTATTAGATTGATTTTTAACTGTGATCGCTAGTAGTTCTTCTGTTGGATTTTCTATATCAGGAAAACCATTTTCAGCAGTACACTCTATATCAACAGTAAATATTTTGATTTGTTCTTTATCGAATACCATATCTTCAGGATATTCATTTGCGATATATTGATATTGGTATCTATCCATACCATACAATGGTGAGTTATCTGTATTATAACTTCTTTTAAATTCTCTTGCTTTTGATATACTAGGAAATTGTATTGGTTTTAATGTTTGACC